GTCAGGTGGTCTACCTTCTGGATTAACTATCACAGTTGGTGGTGCTGACAACGCTTCCACAATCACTATCGCAATGGATGCTCTTGCAACTCTAAATCAAGAAGGTCGCGGACGATCTTTTGAGATTGCCGGTGCTAATCCTTCTGACTTCGGTCTTACTGCTGGACTTCAGGTTGCAGCTCTTGAGCCTAACGTAACAATTACGCTAGATCAAAAGAGAGATTTGATTCAGGAAGAAGAGCAACTGGGCGGAAACATCGTCCTAGAGATCGGATACAATGGAACTGCTGGCGGAACTTCTGCTTCAGTTAATATTACTGATACAGCTATCGAGCTAAAGCAAGATGCTGCGGTAACTCACACATTCGCAAAGAGCTCTTTCAACACTATTAAGCAGATCGCTGATGAGATCAACTTAGCGACTTACGCTGGCTGGACTGCTTCAGTCTCTGACGCTGTTTACAATCAGCTATCACCTGATACTCTAGATCATGTAAGTGATATCGGTGCTCTTTCTGCTGCTGGTGAAAAACCTGCACGAATCAAGAAAGACTCTGATGATGTACAAGATTTCTTTGAGAATTCTACACTAGCATCTATCGCTTCTCAATCTGAAGTCGGTCTTCCTGATGCAGAATCTGAGATTTCGCTAACTGGTGGAGCTAAAGGTGGAACTACTACAGCCGATATCTTAGCTGCTCTTCAGAAGTTTGAAAAATTCCATGTTAACTTCATCGTGCCTCTATTCTCTAGAGACGCAAGCGATGATATTGCAGATAACTTAACTGACGCTACTTCAGCCTATACAATTGATGGTATCCATCAGTCAGTTAAGACTCACATCTCTCTTATGAAGACAACTAAGAAGAGATCTGAGCGCCAAGGTATGCTGTCATTTAAAGGATCTTTCGTGGATTGTAAGACAAAAGCTGGCGAATTATCAGATGGTCGACTACAGTTGATGATTCAAGATGTTCGTCAAACTGACTCATTAGGAACTGTTCGATGGTTCCAACCTTGGGCATTAGCATCAATTATCGCTGGCGCGAGATCAGGTGCTCCTATAGGTGAGCCAATGACATTTAAGTTCATGAACGTAGCTGGTATCCGCCATACCGCACAATCCATGTCTACCGCTGATGAAGATATCGTGATCGATTTTGATCCGGATCTACAAACAGACGAAGCTATCCAAGCAGGTCTAACCTTCTTAGAAGCTCCTCAAACTGGCGGATTCAGGATCGTCGTAGATAATACTACTTATGGAATAGATAACAACTTTGTCTTCAACCGTGGTAACGTTCTATACGCTGCAGACATCGTAGCTTTCAACTTCAGAAATGCTCTTGAAAGTCGATTCGTTGGTCGCAAGAACACGATCACAGTAGCTGACGTCACTGGTTTCGCAACCAGCGTGTTGAGCAACTTCTTAGCGCAAGGCATCATCGTTTCTACCCCTGATGCTCCACAGGGTTTCAAAAACCTAGTGGCACGTATTGAAGGCAACACCATCAACGTCGAAGTTACTATTAAGATCGTTGAGGGTATCGATTTCGTACTAGCGGACATCAATATCCAACGAGCAGTTCAAGGATAATCGTTAGAAAATTAAATAAAAAGCCCACAGAGTAACTATGTTCTGTGGGCTTTTTATTTGCTTAAATGTTTTATATGCTATAATGTATATGTAAATTCTAGGTAAGGGTGAACCGGACACCCATTTAAGGAGAAAATTATGGCTCAGATGAAACCAGGTTTTATTACTGGCGCGAATGCGAAAATTAAAATCTTCAATAAAACAATAGCTTATTGCTCAGATGTTGCTTACAATGTCTCTGTACAAACTATCCCCATTGAATCTATGGGTAAGTACGAAGTACACAGCAACGAACCAGTTGGCTACACCGTAGACGGAAGCTTCAGCGTTATCCGCTACACTAGGGGCGCTACTAGCTCTGCTAATGGTGGCGTTATCGAAAATGCTGCTAATGGCAAAGGCAACTCACCTCTCAATGTTGAAGATGGCACCAATGGCAACATGCAAGAACACCTTGATCCTGCTAGCTTGCTAAAATCTCAAACATTCGACCTTGAGATTCACGAGAAGAGAGTTAAGGGAGATGTTAGCGTTTTCACAGTTAAGGACTGTCGTGTTGTTAGACGCGGCATGAGTCTAAATAAGCGAGGCGTAATGGTAGATAACTACGCTTACGTTGGAATCTTAGCTACTGATAGCGATATAGGAGATGCTAAGCAAGTTGGTGGCAGCGGTACAACTGACCTAGAATAATAAGTTGGCCTCGTAAGAGGCCTTCTCTTCCTCATTATAATCTGCTATAGTAATTTTATGATATCATTAATATGTACCACTAGTGTTTTGTGGTACATGATATCGCGTAAATAACGGATTAGACATGGCAAATAAAAAACCATTCTTTTTAACTGGAGCAAACGCTAAGATTAAACTTAACGGTAAGACAATTGCTTTTGCTACAGATATAAGCTACAATATACAAGTCAGACACGTCTCTCCTAGAGTATTAGGTAGATTTGAGGTCGAGGACCATCAGCCTGTTACATATGATGTCAGTGGCTCTTTCTCTATTATCCGCTATATTAAAGGAGTTGCAGAGACTCTAGGTAGTAGCTCACCCATCGGCACATCAGGTTCCGGTAATGGTATTGGTGCTTTTGGCGCACAAGGTATTGGTGGTGCTATAGGTAATGCTATTGGACTACCTAACACCAGTGGACAAGCAGATGGTAGAGCAAATGAAGCATTTGTCCCTTCTAGGATGATGCAGTCTAGAACATTTGATATAGAAATATTTCAAAAGGTGCCTGGCGCTAAAGTAGATATACCGGCTTATGAAGTAATAGCCAGCAACTTCTTTAGTAATCCTCTAGGTTCTCTAGTTGCAGCTGTAAATGGTAATTTTGAACCACTCGTTGGTTCTAATGGTGATTGTCAAATTGCTTTGTTAGAAAACTGTAGACTAACATCTTCACAGTTTACACTATCTAATAAAAACGTTGCTCGACAATCTTTTAGTTTCGTGTGTAAATATGCACATGAAGATACCTTTATAGCTAGAAAATCTGGCGTAGGTCAGGAGTTGAATTAATGAGTTGTAACCCTATAAATAATGGTACCTTTAACTCTAATAACCTATCTGCAGTAGCAAATGATCTATTAGATAATAGTCTAGGTGCAATATCCCCTTTTAATGAATTTGGTAAGTACTTTACTGGTTCTAGAGCTATTATCAAAATTAATGATAAGTTGTTTGGTTTTGCTTTTAATGTCAACTTCAACATTAATACATCTCAGGATGAGATATGGACGATCGATGATTGGACTCCTTTTGAACTAGCGCCTAAGCGTATTACTGTTGAAGGTAGTATAAGCATGTTCCATATTCCAGGTAAAGGGCCTACAAGACAACTTGTACAAGCCAATGTCCTATCGTTTTTATTCCATAAGTATATCACTATAGATATACAAGATCAAACTACTGGACAAACCATTTTTAAGACAAAGAAAGCTGTAGTTACATCTAAGAATCAAACAGTTAACGCTGGTGAGTTATCTAGAATCACGCTACAGTGGAAAGCTATCGGATGGTCGGATGAAATCGCTCCTTTCTATCCTCAGGGATATAACGGTTCGAGTGGAAGTGCTGCTACTGGTGCCAATAATGGTTTCGGTTTAGATCCTGATAAGACTAAAGACTTGATAGGGTTTTAAACCTTATATGGTATAACCAATTAGAATACGTTCTATAAGGAGTATACCGTGTACGATCATCTTCCCAAAAATCAGAAAACTTTCACCATCGATGCTGTAGGTGAAGACACCTTTGTCCCATATAAAGGCGAATTCACCGTTAAGTGTGTATTAAATATGTCTGGTAAACATGCGTTAGAGCTTGAAAAGACTAGACTTATGGCAGACTATGCAAATCCTTCCTCAGGTCTTCGCGGTATCGCAGTTAGCCTCGCTACAGTCAGAGCAAAAATAGTAAAAGCACCAGACTGGTGGACAGAGCTAAATGCAGCATCTGATCTACTAGATGAGAACATCATAATCGACATCTTTGAGCAGTGCATCAAGGCTGAAACTGAGTGGCGTGAGAAAGTTAAAGAGCTTGCAGACAAGTCCAGTGCCCCTAAAGAGGACGCTGAGGGAAACTAGAAGGGGATCACGGTAGTGGTCCCGAAATATACTATAATATTCAACGCATAGCCTACGATCACGTTCGAGATCGCACAGGTGAATCATCTATTTTTAGACAACTAGCGATGTGGTGGTGTAACTACTACAAGCGCCCTCTTAAAGATCCACTATTAAAAGAATACTCTATTGAAGATCTTATGTATGAATTTCATATGGTTAAAGAGAAGAGACTGTATGAGAAACAGCTAGCTGATGAAGAAAATGATAGAATAGAAGAAGAGAAGCTTCAAGCTGACGAAGAGTGGGCTGATATGATGGAAGAAGAGGAAGAAGAGTCTACAGAAGTTGATCCTGCCCTAGATCCCCAAAACATTGAGTGGATGGAGCAGCAATTAGAAGAAGCAAAACTATTCTTTGACGACGAAACGTTTGGAGAGGACCTGAATTTAAGGTTCGACGATACAGAGGACTAAGATGGCAGACAATCCAAAAGATCCATTTGGCACGCGACTAGGCTCTTTAATAGATAAGACAGAGCAGATACTCAACAAAAGAATGAGTAATGTCGAGAAGAAGTCAGTTGAAGAGATACGTGCACAAGACGCATTAAATAAGTTGCAGGAAAAACTTGAGCAAGTAAATAAGAAATTGCTTGATCTAGAAGCAAAGAGTAAAAGTTCAACTGTAGCACCAAGCGATGTTTTAAATTCTAGAATTAGAAAAACTCAAGACAAATTTCTTCAAATAAATGACCAGATAGAGAAAGCTGAAAACAGATTATCAAAAGCAGAACAGCTTCAGTCTTATACGGCTAGTAAGGCACTCGTATCAGAAACGCAAACTGCAACATCGCCAAAAAGCTTATCTAGTTATATTGCTAATTCATATAGAGCTAGATCATCTCAAGGTCCAGCTATCTCTATGGCTGAAAACACAGGTAGTATTAGATTACAGAAACAGGAAGAAGAAGGTAGAGCACTATTAGCTCAGTTAGGTGAAGAATTACAATCTCTATCCGATGAAGTAGATCCTTCAGATCCAGATTCAATCAAGGTTTATCGAGAAAAAGCAAAAGAGATGCAGGAAGTCGCTGGTCGGACTGGTGTTTCGCAGCGGGCCTTATCTTATCAGCGTCAATACGGCATAGATACAGAGTCTAGATACTCGTCCGCTAGAAGAGTTAGTTCACAGATCGCTCAGCAAAAACAGAGTGAGCAGATATCTAGAGACGTCAGCGAAGGAAGATATAAAAGAGGTGAAGTAGAAGATCAGCTTGCTCTAGTTACTGAAAAACTAGTCAGTACATTTAATGAACTAGACGAGGCCATAAAAAGCACCGATGAATCAGCGGATGATTTAGCTAAGAAGTTTGAAGAAGGTAGCGAAGAGTTAGATAGGCTACAAAACATCTTAAAAGAGATGGATAGTCAAGGCGGTGGCATCGGTAACAAGCTAATGGCTGCATCAGGGGTAATGGGGTCTGGTGCGAATATTCTAGGAGCATACGCTAACTATACACAGTATGCAAATGTAGACATGCCTATGCTGGATACTCAAAATCGTATTGGCTATGGAAATATTGCAAATCAAAGGTATAGCGATG